ATTTGTAACAAGACAAGTAGGGGTCACTACTCTAGGTTTAGTAGGTGAAACTCCGAAAGGGCCAGCATTTGAACCAGTCTTTATTTCAAACTATAATGAATTCATGAATTATTTTAGTGGTTTGAATTCAGAGAAGTTTAAAGGAACTGGATTTCATAAATATGAATTAAACTATATCGCCAAATCATTCTTAACTCAAACTAATCAATTATATGTAAGTAGAGTATTAGGATATTCAGGATATAAAGCAGGGGGTGCATGGTGTATAACTATGGATTCTAATCCAGATCCTACAACTGTAGTAGAAGGGGCAACTACTTCGGATGGTGGATTAACATTTAGTGCGTCTACAGGAGGAACACCCGTCACAATGACTTTTGATAGTGCTAATTTACAAGCATTATATGATGGAGGAGAAATAACACCTACTTTTTCTTCTATAGGTACATCAACAATACCAACAGAATTTAGTATAAGTGAACCAGCATATATAAAAACAGGTTGTGATTTTAGTGGGGCTACATTTGTTATGGAATTAACCGATATTGCACCATCAGGAGATGATCCCGCATTTGTTACCGGAACCACTACAGGTACTGTAACCACATTTACTGCCGAATGTTACGATTGGGATGGTAGTGTTGTTGCAACGTTAAGATCACGTGGTGATTATGGTGGTGACCAAATTTTAGATTATACCGTAGCAACGGCTGCAATGACAAATACGGATGAGATAGTAACTGACCCATTTGGGAATTTCACTATTACAGGAACTACTAATGTGGGTAATACTTTTAGTTATGACACCTCATTAGATAAAACTAAAACTAACTATATAGCAGGTTTATTTGGAAGTAAAACACAAGATAAAGAAACAGAATTATGGATGGAAGAATTATATTATAATGTAATGGAGGATTTAGACACTGCGGGTAAAGTAAGAGGTTTAGATATTACATTTAATGAGATTGATTCTGGTGATCCCCATAATTTAGATGATTATGAGGAACAATGGAAATCAGCCGCTTCTCCGTATGTCTTATCAGAATTACGTGGTAATGTATTACAACGATTATTCCGATTTATAACTATTTCGGATGGTAATGCTGCCAATGAAGATGTTAAATTCTCTATTGTTAATATAAAACCTGATGAAAAGACTTTTGATTTATTAGTAAGGAAATTTAATGATACTGACACTAATATTCAAACTGTAGAAAAATATTCTAAATTAACAATGAACCCTACGGATAACGGATTTATTGGAAGGAAAATTGGTACAAGTGATGGTGAATTTCCATTACGTAGTGAATATATAATGGTGGAATTAGCAGATGACTATCCAAAAAATGGTTTTCCTGCAGGATTTGAGGGAGTATTAAATAGGACTTATATCGGTACTAGGACTTCTTCTCCTCCACAAATTGAATATAAAACAGAATATGCTCCTTCTTTAACTACTGCAAGACTAAGAAAAACATATTTAGGATTAAATAGTGGTATTGGGGTGGATCAAGATTTCTTCGATTATAAAGGATTAAATGCGGTTAATAGCGGTATTTATACCGGAAGAACAGATGGTTTCCATATGGATGAAAACGCTTTAGGTGCTGAAATATCAGCAGGTGATGCAAGTTACTTCCCAACATTACAAGTAGGAGACGCTCCTTTTACAACTAACGCTTCTTTAACAGGTGGACCTTATGAAAAATTAGCGGCAAGAAAATTCACATACGCACCTTTCGGAGGATATGATGGATGGGATGAATATAGAACCCAACGAACTAACGGTGATAGTTATACCAAAACAGGTACCGATGGATCTGCCGGATTATTAGCAGGAACCTTTTCAACATTTGTTACCAGTGAAGGTGATGAGGGTATTACTTCTGATTATTACGCATTTTTAGATGGTTTATATACCTTTAATAATCCAGAAGCGGTGAATATAAATGTATTTGCAACCCCTGGGTTAGATGTGAGAGATCAAACAGGATTAATTGAGAATGCAATTGATGTGGTTGAGGTTGATAGAGCAGATTCTTTATATATCTTAACAACACCAGATACCGATTCAGATGGACAAGCGATTGAGCCAGCAGAAGCGGTTGATATAATTGAGGATTCGGCAATAGATAGTAACTATTCCGCCACTTATTGGCCATGGTTACAGATGAATGATACAGAAAATAATCAATATGTGTGGTTACCACCTACATTAGAGGTTGTTAGAAATATCGCATTGACAGATAATGTCGCTTTCCCTTGGTTTGCAGCTGCAGGTTTAAATAGAGGAACAACAAACGCAATTAAAGCGAGACTGAAACTTACTTTAGACCAAAGAGATACTCTTTATGAAGGTATGATTAACCCTATGGCAACATTCTCAGATGTGGGAGTAGTAATATGGGGTAATAAAACATTACAACAAAAAGAAACGGCACTTAATAGAATTAACGTTAGAAGACTTTTACTTCAAGCACGAAAACTTATATCTGCAGTTTCTATAAGATTATTATTTGAACAAAATGATGAAGTTGTAAGGAATCAATTCCTTTCATTAGTTAACCCAATTTTGGATAATATCCGTAAAGAAAGAGGTTTGACTGACTTTAGAGTGGTGTTGGATGATACTCCAGAATCAATTGATAGAAATGAATTGAATGGTAGAATCTTTATTAAACCAACTAGAACATTAGAATACATCAGTATAGAATTTAATATTACTAATACTGGTGCATCTTTTGATGACATTTAATAAAATATACAACTATAATAAGGTGGGCGACTTTTGCCCACCTTTTTTTTACCTATGAAACTCAGGTTAACAAAGCATCAGAATAAATTACTTTTAGAATTTCAAAAGAGAGCATATTCATTTGATTGGGATGATAATCTTTTGTTCATGCCAACCAGAATTTATTTAGAGAAAAAGGTTAAAAAGGGATGGGTCCCTATTTCAGTATCTACCGAAGAATTTAGAGAAATAAGAAAAGAAGTGGGTAGATTATATCGATATATAGATAATGATCCTATGAAATCCTTTAGAGATTTTCGTTCTTATGATTCTTTCATTAAAGATACCAAAGAGGCATTAAATAAAAAAGGATTTGGTCCTAGTTTTGATAAATTTAGAGAAGCATTATCATATGGAAGTGATTTTTCTATTATTACTGCAAGGGGAAATCCTCCACAAGCGATAAAAGATGCAATTAAAATCATTATAGATACTATATTAACTGAAGATGAAAGAAGTCAAATGATTGCCAATTTGCATGGAGTGAGTATTGATGAATATCTTAACTTACAAGACTATTATCCTGTCTCCTCTGACGACTTTATGGAAAAGTTTAATATAAAGTCATCATCTACTGATCCTGAGATTGCAAAAACAATGGCATTAAAGAGTTTTGTGGATCGAGTAGTAAAGGCGGTAGATAAAATAAAAGATGATCCCGAATATACTGGAATTAGTATAGGGTTTAGTGATGACGATTTAGGTAATGTGGAAACGGCAGAAAAATATATAAAGGAAACGTTAAAGGGGTTATATCCTGATGTGAGATTTTTAGTATATGATACTTCAGAACCAGAAAACCCTAAGAAAAAAAGAATTATCATCAAAAAATAAACTTTTTTTTAAAAGCTGAATATTTATAATTAAAGAATAAAACTATATTAAAAAAATAAAACAATGGCAGATTTATTAATGAGAATGCCGGTTCCTTACGAACCCTTAAGAAAGAATAGATGGATTCTTAGATTTCCCGATGAGTTGGGCATCCAAGAATGGTGGATTTCTACTGCAAGTCGACCAAAATATACAAGTGATGAGGTTTCAATACCTTTCTTAAATACGGAAACATTTGTTATTGGTAGATTTAGGTGGGAAACTATATCAGTTACATTTAGAGATCCAATTGGTCCTTCCGCAACACAAGCACTAATGGAGTGGGTAAGACTTCACTCTGAATCAGTAACAGGTAGACAAGGTTACGCCGCAGGATATAAGAAAGATGTTGAGTTAGAGATGTTAGATCCTACAGGAGTAGTAGTACAAAAATGGATTCTTCAAGGAACTCAACTTAACGATGCAGATTTCGGTGGGTTGGATTATTCTTCTAGTGACTTGGCAGATATCACATGTACATTGAGGTTCGATAGAGCAATCAACGTATTCTAAGAGCTTATAATCTCCATATAAAGATATTGAAATAAGCCACTGGTTAGTGGCTTTTTCTATGCATACAAGTATTTATTATTAAACTTATATATAATGAAGATAGTTATCTCCGAATCACAATATAAAACCATATTCCTTTTAGAACAATCTGACAGATTGGGTAAGGGAGGTGACTTCCAACCCTTAAATAATCAAAAAATTGTGGATTTTAAACCTAACTTTAATATAGAACAAATAAAATTTGACGACCCACCTTTATATCAAGAGTTAATAAAACAACAGGATTATATTGATGCAGGCACAGATAATTTAAGTAGGGATAAGTATCAGTCGGATATAATAGATATGACATATATACCTAAAAAACATG